CTATCAACACTTGGATCACCTTGTAAGAACGTATTTGCTAAAGTTCCAAACATGCTTTGTTGTCTACCAATTGCAGCTTGGTCTCCAGTAGCACCAGCATTCACAGTAAAGGCAATCAAAGCAGCTGCTTTTAAAGCATCTTTACGTTGTAGTGCTCCTTCTCTAACGGCTTTAGCCATATCATCTGCTGAATTAATATTTTTTTCCTGTAGAAGAGTTTGAATTTTGTTGTAATCTTCTTGTGGAAGATTTTTTAAAGTCTCTTGGTTATCTGTAAACCAAGACCTTGCATCATCCATATTGTTAGTATCAGGAAGATCTGGCAAATTAGCTATAGCTAATTCAGATTCTGTTGGCCCAACTCCGAGTTCTTGTTGTAAAGCATCTAACTCTTTTTGTACCTCTTCTTTTCTGCCAGGGGAAAGTTTAGGGTTATTTAACTGGCGTTTTTTTGCATCAATTGCATTTTTAACTTGTTCTTTTTTTCTTTTGTTTGTTGTTTCAGTTTTTTCTAACTCAGGAATAACTTTATCCAATTGTTTTTTATGAAAAGGTAAGATGTATTTTTCTTGCCTTGTTTTTAGCCTTGCTAATTCTTTTTCTTCTGAAGGAGAAAGGTTACCTTTTGCTTCTAAGTCAAGAATTTGTTTTTGATTAGCTTCTAAACTAGCTTGACCAGAAGTAAAGATTTTAATAAAAGCAGCTCTTTTGCCCTGTGGCATAGCTTTTGCTAAAGTGTCTATTTCGTTTTTACTTAATAATATACTTGGGTCGGCTTGTTGTTTTACCGCCATTTCTGCTGCTTTTGTTATTTCGGGATCGCCGTAGTCTCCTTTTGTGTAGTCTTTTTTTTCAGGTTCCGCAGGAAAAAAAGACTGATTGCCTTCTCCTTCTTTGCTTACAGCCTCTCTTGCTGCAGCTGCTCCTGTTATATCTTCGGCTTCTAGTCCGTCATCCATGTTAGCAATTGCTTCTTTTTCTTCAGGGGGTCTATTTTTATTTATTATTTGAATAATTTCTCCCATGCCATTTGCAGTTTGTTCTGGATCATCTACGTTTTCATCACCCAACAATTTTCCAGCTGCACCATATGCTTGATCAAATTGAGTATCTAATTGGTTACCTATAGTTTTTCCTACTGCCCTTCCAGTAAGGCCACCCCTTTGCAATAAATTTTCAGATTGGGCTTCATAAAAAGCGACTAACTCCTCTTTAGTTAAAGTCACAGGCGCGTCATCTGGATCGCCGCTTCGTCTCCCTGTTACAGGTTTTATTTTTCCCCTATGGTCTCTAATGTTAAATGTATAAGTACCATCTTTATTTTTAGTAGGGGCTAACAAAGTTCCGCGTTGTTTAGTTCCAAATTGATCTTTAAATTGATTTGCAACAGAAGCGGTGTTTAAAAAATTAACATACTGACTGGCTATATTTGGATCATGCATAGCAGCTAAACCGGTTGTTTTATTTAACCGTCCAGAAGGATCAAATATCTTTTCGTTATTATGCAGTTCGCTTATGGTGTCAGAAATTTTATTCTTATTAACATCCATACGAGCTTGATCGGCTTTCGCCCTGTTGTAATCAGCTGTGTTTCTCGCACCAATTTGGTTTGTGTAAGCTGCTAAAAAATCACCAAATTTACTTGCCATAATCTATACCTAAATTGTAAACGCTAAAATAGCTGCACTTGCTAATGAACTACCCATCCCAACCATATTGGAAGTATGTTGTGCTTTTGCATTTTTATATGCTGCGGCTTTTGATGCAGCGTTTGCAGAAGCAGTGCCTAATCCCTCAATTGAAGACCTATTTACGCCCTGTCCTATATTAATTAAGTCTGCTAGTGTGCGCTGGTTAATATCTTTTTGTGCAATACGCGCAGTGTTTAAGCCTCCAGCTAAACCAATTTGCCCTTGCCTTTGTAAAGCTCTTTGTTGTTCTTGTCTTTGAGCAATACTTAATCCGGCACCACCATAACGAGATATATTTCTTTCTTGTACACCTCTAGCAATTTCTGCTTGTTTAGCTGCGTCTTCTGGTGCTCTATCTACTAAAGAAGTATCGTTTCTAGCTTCAATTAATTGTTTTTCAAAACCACTAAAATCTTGAAGATAGCTTTCATAATCTTGTCTTGTTATGTTAGCAAAGGTTTTTTCTGGGTCATCTACACTTGGCAAAGTAGAAGTTGAATAACTTCTAGTTTGGGCCATATTACTTTGATAGTCTTGTAAAGCCATTAGTCACTACCCCCCGTACCTGTAGTATCAATTGACCCATCATTAGGTTTAAATAGTCTACTAAAAAACCCAGGTTTATTTAAATCAGAAGCTCCACTATAACTACTTAAGTTATCTTGACCTTGTGCGATTAATGCACTTCCAATTTGTTCAGCAGCATTAAATTTAGCTTGTCTAACCATTTGTTTAGCTTTTGCAGCTTGTAAATCTTTTGTGTTCTGTATTCTTGAGGCTTGTGCTAATCCAGACATAGCTTCGCCTGCCTGGCCTCTTGCTGTACCTAAAACCCCAGTTTGTTGTTTTCTAGAAGCCGCTAAACCTTGCGCACTTGCAGCGGCCATTTGTCCTACTGCTGCTGATGCTAAGTCAGCAGATTCATCTACTGATCTTGCGCTAGATAAAGTTGGCTTGCCGGTTAATGATTGCATAGTATCTGCGCCTGCAACGCCCCGCGCTACACCGCCTAAATCTTCTTGCATAGATTGGTCACGCATCTCTCTAAGCAAAGGTGCATAATTTTCATTAAAGTAATTTTTTTCTGCCTGCGCTACAGAAGCTTGTGTTTTTTCAGCTTCGCTTGCTTTGTACTCTGACTTTTTTGGTTTACTACTCATACTTCTTTCTTATAAACATAACTTGTTAACTTAAATCCATTAGCAGTTGCAGTCTTTGCCCATCCTGGACGACTTGTGTGAAACTCAATGACCTTCACATTTTTTTCTAAAGCAAGTTTATCCAAAAAGGTAAACCCTACTTTATTATAATTATACTCTGGTTTTTGGTAGGTTGCCCAGACAAAAAGCGTTGGCTCGCCGCCAGGGTCTGCTATCATTGAACAAATTATAAATCCAATATATATGTCTTCTTTATAAAACATATACAAAGTTGCATTACTGTTTCGTAATGCTAAGTATATATCTGCTGGAATCCAGTCAGAATAACTTTTCTTCCTTATAACATGTAGATCAGATTCAATTGTTTCGTACGCATACCGAATCTCATCTACAGGTATTTCTTCAACAGAAACTCCATTAATAGTCAATCTCTGAACCATATCTCTTATATCGTTTACGAGGAGACATCCCTGCTCCTTTATATTTTACAACTCTGCGTACACCTAAGTCTCCGCCCCTAGCTTTTAACTCAGCTTGTACTACTTCTTGATTAAATAAACTTAAATAATCTGCTGCTGCTTGTGGGTTGGTCCAATCTTTTGCAGGTATTCTAAGTAATCTATACAAAGCCCCATAGACAATCCCATCCCTGTAACTGTTAGAAAAAGTTGTATCAATGTTGCTAGTAGTTCTGCTTGGTTTTAAAGCAACGCTTAAAAGTAAACCATTAGTGACAGAACTATTAGGTACTGGAATAACCCAAAAAGTACTTGGGTTTTTTTGCAAGTACACTTGTGGCAAAGATGTTTTATCTCGCCAATCGGGATAATTTAACTCTAAACTTCTAGGGCTTATAGGATCTAAATCATCGCCATCGTAAGTCATCCACAAAATTTGATGAACATCAGTTCCACTTGGTTGATCAAACTCATATTCATATACACCACTAATTGTTGTAATAGGGTCTAAGTCATATACATAAGCTTTTGATCTTTCTGCAAACTCTATACAAGCTGACCTCAAAGTAGATTCTACTAAAGAGTCAGGACAATTAGGAACATAGGGTAGTATGTCTTTTACTAAAGAACTAAAGGATGCCATTTTATACTCCTAACCCTTGAACAGGAGGTGGAGCAATGTTCTGTCCATTCCTATCAAAGTTTGGGTTAATTAAATTTTTAGATGAAATGCCACTAGATACACTATTTAAAAATAGTTGATAATGTTGGCTAGCTCTTTGTGCATTACCTGCAAACTCAGAGTCTTTCATATAACATCTAAACAAAACATAATCTACAAGAGCATTACCATAAATATCATCAATATAAATAGTACTACTTGTAACACTTAAATCAGTAGGGCTTCTAGAAGTTATTAGTTCTACGTACGCGTTTTCACCATCTTTTACACCTGGATATACATAAAATTTTCTAGGGTCATCTGGATCAAACACATAATGTTTTATTACAGAACCGTGAGCTGCGTCTCCTGTAACAGTAGGATCATGCCAATCAGGTTCTATAGAATTTAAAATGTCTTCATCTACTAGCCTAATTGATTTTTTACCTGTTGCACTGCCACCGGTAGCACTCATGTTGCGTACTACTTTTATTAAGGACAAAGCTACATCCGGTATAGATTGCTCTGTACCAGTAGCTAATTGTACGTTTGAATGATCAGCCGAAGCTTGAGGTTTAAAGTTAACTACTTCTCTTTGTGCATCATTTATGTACCTAAGCAATTCAGCTTCAGTCCATCGAACGCCAGTTGTATCCTGCAGGCTGTCCTGGATTCTGGATATTAAATTAGCGCCCGTTAATGTGCCCATTATTTTTTAGCGGTTTTCTTTACAGTTTTTTTAGCAGCCGGCTTTTTATTAGCGGGTGCTTTACCATCTACATAGGCTTCGTTTATATCAGGTGTAGAGGGATCGTCAGGAATATAATGTCCTTTTTCATCTCTAGCTCTAATAGGTTCGCTTGGCTTTTTGTCTTTAATTGAATGGGGTTTGTGTTCTGTACACCCCTCTTGCAAGCACAATAGGCCTATGTCATGTCCAACTTCTTTTGGTACGCCAGCTTCCAGTCTGATTGATGCGCCCCAGGTAGTT